GCGGGGCAGGCGGCTAACGCAGCTTTGTTCGCTAACCGTGCGGCGCAGGCCCGACAGTCCGGGGCGCAGGTAGTGCAGGCTTATAGGGACACGGCGGCACAGTCCTATGGCGTGTTCTCCGGTATGACGCGGGCGGAGAAAGCGGCGCGCCGTGAAGCAGCTAGGGCCGCTATAGACTATGCGGGCGGCATCACTACCGCTATGGAGCGGGCCTCCCTCAACTCGCAGAACGCCTACAGCGGCCTTGCGTCTTCCGTCGGGGCGTCTTTCAAATCGGCGGCTGTGAGCGCCCGCGACCACATCCTGAGCATCGGCCCCGTAAACAAGCTCGTCTACTCCGAGATGGCGGTGAATGCGCGGGCCGGGGCCGCCGCCACCGCATCATCGGTGCAGACCTACGCCACCGCCGCCCGCAACACCTACGCGCAGATGCGGGAAAACAGCCGCCAGGCTGAGGCGTCTTCGCAGTCACTCACCCGCTCTATCCTGGGCAACCGTGACGCAATGGATAAGCTCGCCTCTGGTAGCGCTATCGCCGGGGCCGGGCTACTAGCCGCATTCGCTTTCCCCGTGAAGGCGTTCGCAGATTTTGATGCGGCCATGTCCGGCGTGCAGGCCGCGACACACGAGACCGCATCGAACATGAATCTGCTGCGTGAGGCCGCGATCAAGGCCGGGGCGGACACGAAATATTCGGGTACCGAGGCGGCTAACGGCATCACGGAGCTTGCTAAGGCCGGTGTGGAAACATCGGACATTCTGAACGGCGGCCTCGATGGTGCCCTGTCCCTGGCGGCAGCCGGTGAGCTTCGTGTCGGTGACGCCGCCGAGCTTGCGGCTACCGCCCTGACGCAGTTCAAGCTCAAGGGCAGCGACCTTAACCACGTGGCAGACCTGTTGGCTGCTGGCGCTGGTAAGGCGCAGGGTAGTGTCGGCGACCTCGGATACGCGCTCAAGCAGTCCGGCCTGGTGGCAGCGCAGACCGGGTTCAGTATCGAAGAGACCGTGGGCGCCCTAGCCGCGTTCGCATCGGCGGGCCTCATTGGCTCCGATGCGGGTACGTCGTTCAAGGTCATGCTGCAGAAGCTGCAGAATCCGTCCAAGGAGACGGCAGAGACAATGAGCGAGCTGGGCCTTAGCCTGTACGATAACCAGGGCAAGGTTAAGAAGCTCTCGGTGTTCGCGGGCGAGCTGAAAGCCGCTCTGAAAGGAATGACGGCTGAGCAGCGTGACGCTACGCTGGCGCAGATTTTCGGTTCTGACGCTGTGCGTGCCGCCGCCGTGCTCTATGAGCAGGGGCAAGACGGTATCCAGGGGTGGATTGATAAGGTCAATGACTCTGGTTACGCGGCCGAGACAGCGGCTATCGCGCAGAACAACCTTAAGGGCGACCTTGAGAAGCTGGGCGGGTCTATCGAGACGCTTTTCATCAAGTCCGGTTCTGGTGTGGCTGACGCTCTACGCCCGGCCGTGCAATGGCTGGACAAGCTCGTTGATGGTCTTTCGCGTGTCGATTCTGGCACGCTCACAACGGTTCTCACCATTGGGGGTATCACTGGTGCGCTGCTGCTGGCTGTGGCTGGTGCCGCGAAGTTCGTTACTATGGTGCACGCTACACGCACGGCGCTAGTTGAGCTAGGTTTAGCCGGGCGCAGCGCCTCAGCCGGTGTAGCCGCATCTAACGCCCAGATGGAGGCGGGAGCCGCAAGCGGTGGTAAATTCTCCGGTGTGGTAGGGAAGCTGGCCCGTGGATTCGGCTACCTCTCCCTAGCTGTAGCTGGTGCTGAGGCGATAGCTACACCTTTCAAGAACCTTAACGCGCAGACACCGGGCGTGGAGAAAATGACTAACGCCCTATCTGAGAGCGGCGGCGAGATGAACCGCATCAACGACATTTTCAAAAACGCGGAGTTCACGAACGGGCGCGGCCGGTGGGCCATGCACGGCACCGAAGAGGGCATCAACGGCATCAACGACGCGCTGAAACGCCTCAGTAACCAAACCGCGTTCGACGGGTTTAACGGCATGGTTAACAACCTTGTCGGCTCTAAAGGTTCGTTCGATCTGCTCAAGGATAGTGTGTTGCAGGTGGACGAGGCGTTGGCGAAGATGTACGGTGAGAATCCGCAGCGCGCTACCGCGCTCTTCAAGCAGATAGCGGACGAGGCGGAGCATTCGGGTGTGAGCGTCAGCAAGATAACCGAGCTTTTCCCGAAGCTTGGGCAGGCTGTCACCGACTACGCCAATAAATTGGGTGTAGCGCTCACCGATGAAGAGAAATTCCAGGCGATGAAGGGTCAGCTGCCCGAGAAGCTGCAAAAGGCCGGGGCATCCCAGGAAGAGCTGAACAAGAAAATCAAGGAGGGTACGGCCGCTACCAGTGAAGCCACGGACGCTATCGGCGAGAACACTAAGAAGCTTGACGAGAACGGCGAAGTGGTAGAAAAGGTTGAATCCCTTCTGTCTGATTTCGCTAAGGCTTTCGATTACTTGGGTAAGGGCTTCCGATCCTATAACGACTCTATGGGTTCTTACTATGAGTCGCTTGAGAAGCTGGCGGAGGCTTTCAAGAAAGGCAAGACCGCTTCCTATGAAATGGGTTACGGTTTTGACAACGCTTCTAAGAGCGGCCGTGAGCTGAACAAGCTGTTCGGGTCTGTCGCTAACGAAACGAACAAGGTTGCCGTTGCGGCTTCTAACGCCGGTAAATCGCAGGAAGAGATCCGTGCGATTTATGAGCGCGGGTACCAGACGATTCGAAAATATGGGTTCCAGGCGGGGTTGTCGTCTGAGCAGGTTGAGGACTTGGCGCGTGCCGCTTTCGGCCTGCAAGACAAGAACATTAGCATCAGTACGTTCATGGATGATAACGCCCGGGCGGTGGCTAACCGCACCGCTAAAGAGGTGAACGGCATCCCTAACCAGGTGCACGTCGCGGGCGGCACTATCGGGTTCGACCAGGCTACGGGCAAGGCAACGCAGCTGCGTGACGCCCTGGGTAATATTCCGGGGCAGAAGAACGTGAACGTGCAGGCGCAGGGTATCGAGGAGACTAAAAGCGGTTTCAGTGAGGTTGCTAAGTGGCTTGAATCTATGCCCGGTAACAAAGAGATTGAGATTGATGCGACGGGCACGTTTGATGCGTCCTCAGCTATCCAGAGTGTGGGTGACGCGGTGAACGCGGTACCCGGTTCGCATAACACCGATATGACGGCTACTACGGGTAATTTTGATTCTGCTGCGGCGATAACCGCCGAGTCTGTGCGGAACCTCCCGAAGTCGCATAACACCGACATGCGGGGTGACGCATCGAATGTGAACCGTGCAGCATCGCAGGCGTCAGACTCGGTGGGCAAGGTTCCCGATAGGCATAACACTGAGCTGAACGTCGTCGGTCTCGGCGGGTTCGTAGGTAGCGTGCGCCGCGCTATCGACTGGGTGTTTTCAATCCCTACTGTCCGCGAAACAACACTGCGGATCAGGAACATTACCGAGAATATCACTCACAAGATCGAGACCTACCGTAAGAAGTTTTTTGGATTTGCCTCCGGCGGGCATGTGGGTGACACTATGCGCGGCTTTGCCTCCGGCGGTCTGATTAGCGGCCGCCCCCCTGCGGCCCCGCATGTTGATAACCGGCGTGCGGTGGTTGAGGATACGGGCGAGCCTATCCGTGTGCGCTCCGGTGAGTTCATTATGAACGAGCTGGCTACGCGGCGTAACCGGCCGCTGCTTGAGTTCTTGAACGCCGGGGGTAACCCGCGTTCGGTGCGTGGCTTCGCCTTTGGTGGTTCGCCCGCGCCGGTGGGGTTCGCGCCTGCACCTGACGCTAATCTGCGGATTGGGGAGCAGATAGCGGCGGCGTTGAGTGGGTGGAAGCCGGTAGTGGAAATTTCGGGTACTAAGTTCTATGGCGTTATGGCTGAGTCGCGTACCCGCGCACGCCGGTAAAGATAAGAGGAAACGGAACAGGAAGGAGGGGCGGCGCATGTCTAGGATGTGGATAGGGCGGCCCGCAACAATGGTGCCCGTGAAGGGGTACTCAGAGGTGACAACCACCCGAACACTGGTGAACAGGATCGACACAGACCCGCTCACGGGTGTGCGCCGAACCTCCTTCTACGGGCCTCCCCGCAGTATGCGTGAGATGCGCTGCACCTGGCGGGCTGAGGGTGAGCAGCTGGGGATGATTGAGGGGCTGCTGAACCTCTCCATGCTCGGCGGGTCACTGGTAGGCCCCGCTACCCCGCTCACGGTCATTCCCGCCGGGGCTGAGCATATCAACGTCATGCCCCCCCGCACCTCACTGCTGCTGGATACTTACGGGGCGGTGTATTCCCCAATGATGGTTGATTCGGGTGGGCACGGCATCATATGGCCCGGCGGCACATCGGTGACAACCCCGACGTTTGTTAGGCAGGACATTCCGTTTCCGTGGGGCGGTGAGGTGGTGAACATCTCGTGTGTGCTAGAGGATGACTCATACCTGCGCATCTGGTGGGGCGGCGGCCAGGCAGGCCAATTCGGCGTCACCACCGTGGAAGGGCCGGGTAAGGGCGCGGGCGTGCACCGACGGGAAGCCTACGTGCTCGTCCCCAAAGCCTGCACCCTCTACGGTGTGCAACTGAGCGGGACTGGTACCTGCGCATCAATGGTGCTAGGGCGCGAAAAGAAGCCCTGGACGGTAGGCGAAACGCTAATGGGCGGCATCGTGGATGATTACGAGGTGAAGCCGCTCTACCGGGGCAACAGTAAGAATATCTCGGAGATAACGTGCACGATCAAGGAGACAGGGAGCGGTAGCTAATGGGTGCTGAAAATCCGGGGCCTACCCAAATCTGGGGCATGCAGGCCAGTAAGTCGTATGTGCGGCAAAAGGGTGTGCGCATCATCTACGCCCGCATCTATGTCGGCGGCTCCGATGAAGGTATGCACCAGGTGGAGATTTCTTCCGCGATGTCGGGTGACCTGCCCGGCCGCCTAGCTATCACCTCGGGGTTCAACCAGTCTACGGGCACTATCACATGGCAGATGACCGATGCGACACCGAACCTTTGGACGGGGTTCTCTGGTGGGCTGCGTGTCCCGAAAATCGGTGAGCGCATCGAAATTGACATGTCTCTTTCCCCGTCGGATATACCCGGCCCTAATAAGTGGGTGCGGGTTTTCACGGGTCGCGTGGATTTTAATGAGGTTCAGGACGGTAATCAGCTTGTCACCCACATTGTGGATGACTGGGATAAGTTCGGTAAGGGTGTGGATGTTCTGCCGCTGCTGCGGCACATGCCCGGCCGTAAGAACAGCGATTTTAAGACTTTCACACCCGGCTGCTCTATCAACTGGGTTGTGTGGGATGTTCTGGATCAGTGCGGGTTCGCGGTGTCCCCGGCGTCTAAGGTTCCGCTTGGTGTCGATAAGCGGGTGGTGATGCACGCCCCTCTGCAGGGCACGATGTGGACGGCATGGGAGCGGTATAAGGGTGCGTGCGTGAAAGCGGGGCCTACTGAGGAGGTATACGACTTCTTCCCGACTTTTGTTTACCGTGATAGCGGGGAGTGCTATCTTTTCAAGGGCTGGGGCGTGTACGAGAACCTGGCTGAGAACCGGAACCTGCGGGGGACGCAGCCGCTCATGGTTAGGTTCCGTGTGGGCGCTGGGCACACCGGTAAATTCACACTCAAGCTGACGGTGGGCGGTAAGAAGGTCGCTATCACCCTTGAGGGGAATAAGCGGCTGTCTGTGCACCCCGGGCAGAATCCGCAGTATGGGGATTTTCTGGTGCCGAAAGATGGCGTCGTGGAGTTCCTGATGCATGTGAACGGGCGCTGGGAGACGCGGCTAGGGGTTGAGGGTACGCCCGGCCCTAGTGGCGTACATGAAAGGTGGTGGGGGCCGAATAGTGAGGTCGGTAACTGTGAGATTATCGCCGAGCTAGGGTGTGAAATATCCGATGTGCTGGTGGCTATGGAGCCGCTGCCACTATCGGGTAGGAAGCAGGCGCATGTGCGCATCCCCGACTACCTGAATAACCCTTATTGGGTGCCGTCTGTGCGTGGCCGCAAAGCCTCAGAGTTCCTTGAAGAGCTGGGTGAACTGATTCACTGCGCGATGTGGCTTGATGCGGCGGGCGAGTTCCATTTCAAACACGGAACGATGCTGCGTGAAGCCACCGAGAAGGGCGTTATCTCCGCCGATGATGTGGTGGACTACACGCTCAAGCAGGATATTCTGCGATCCGGGTCTGCGGTGCGGGTGAAAAGCAAAATCACATGGATTTCCAACATGGGTGAGGTCGGGAAGATTCACCGCGCCACACTCTGGCAGGGCACCGGGCAGTCCATCCTGGGCAATGAGGTTGTTGAAGAGTTTATCGGCCCGGACGAGAACGAGGACTGGTTCGAGCTGGACGACGACATTATGTGGAACCTGCATAATTTCTTCAACACCCCTATTTCCCAGCACGGGAACGGGTGGAAGCGTGAGATAGAGAAAATCTACTACGGCTCCTGCTATTTCACTATCGGACAGAACGGGTACACGGGCTATATTGCCGCCCCGAGGATTGAGCGGCTCGCCTGGTGGCGGTGGAAGCTCACGATTGATAACAAAGCAGTGTTCGGGAACGGTGGAGAATCCTCCCGATCCACAATGCAGTTCCCCGTGAATAACCGCACCATGCCAGGCACCTATGAAGACATGTGGGGCGAAAAAATGCCGATCATACGCGGCGGCGCTAAGGCGAAAGCTAAAGATGATGGTGATGCTGTTGTTCTCGGGCCGCTGCGTGAGGCACCGGAGCTTGAGATAGACGCCGGTATTTGGGCGGGCAGCCGCGAACGTGCGCTTGAGCTTGCTAAGGATGTGGCCGCGTGGCTATCAGATTCTAAAGCAGTTTATTCAGACTCTATAAACGTGAATTTCGACCCCGGTTACCGTGTGGGCGATGTATACCGGTGGGAGGTGCCGGGTCTTAGTACCCGCGTTTATTGTCTCGTCCTGGGTGTTGAGCACCGCCCGGGGGAGGATCGCACCGAGCTTACGGTGCGCACTTACATGCAGTTAGAGTAGGAGAATTTGTATGGCTGAGTACTGTACGGTGACAGCTAATTTTTTGACGATGCAGGAGCGGGGGGGTGCCCCGGTTCCTGTGTCTGGGCGTGTGGAGTTCACGCCGACCGCGCACGCTTTTAGTGGTGACGCGGTGTTTACGCAGGCGGCCCGCACCGGGTACGTGGTGGGCGGGGTTCTGTATGATTCGCCTGACGCAACTACTGCTGGTGTGCGGCTTGTCGCCCCGTCCCCTGGCGTGTCGCCGGAGCGGTTCGGGTACAAGGTTACTACGCATTTGCGTGATGGTGAGGGCCGCCCGGCCCCTTACCCGTGCGGGTTTATCCACCCTACAGCGGGTGCGGTGCTGAATCTTGCTGAGCAGGCTCCGGTACCTGATCCGGGTTCGCCGTCTGGGTGGTCTGCGCGTGGGCCGCGTGGTGAGGTGGGGCCGCCGGGTGTGCAGGGTGAGCGTGGCTTGCCTGGGCCG